GCCTGATGGACAGAGCACAGTCTCAGTTCCTGCGGATCTACGACGCGGCAGGCATCACCTATCAGCGGTGGCAGAACTTCTACAGCAACGCCATCGTCTCCTGGGATAGCGCCAGCTGGGTCTATGTGGCGTTCACCGCCTCCGGTGTGGCCAGCGGCGTCACGGGCGATGAGGGCGGCATCACTCTGACCCTGCCGGCCACCGGTGTGGTGGTCCAGGCCGTCGACCTGGCGATGGAGCAGGCGCGTCTGTTCGAGGTGAAGACCTACGAGTTCGACCCTGTTGCCGATGGCGTCAGCTCAGCCCCGGCTGGCCAAACGCTGATCTCCACGTTCCTGGGCGAGATCGTCAACGCGTCAGAGAAGGATTTCGAGTTCACGCTGCAGCTGGGCAGCAGCCTGTCACCGATCGGGGCGCAGTTCCCGCCGCGCACGCTGACCAACAACCTGATCGGGATGGGGATGCAGTTCTGATGGCCGACGCATCGACGCAGGAATGGCTCAGGCAGCAGCGGCAGTCAGTCGCTGACTACTTCGCCGCCGGTGGTGTGGCGTCTAGTGGCGCAACAGGCAGAGGCAGCACGATCTCAGCTGGCAGCATTGCAGCTGCCGAGGTGCAGCCACCGAACACCGCAGGACCGGCCCAGGGAGCCCTGGGAGAGCTCTGCGGCAGGCAGCAGGCGGCTGTCATCGGCCAGGCTGCCCCGATCGTCTTCGCACGGCGTGTAGGCGATCGAGGCGGCGTGCTCATCACCCCACCGGCAACCGATGCGCGATACGAAAACGACGCCAGCAACAACCTCACGGCGAAGTACCACCTGATTCTGGGTGATGGCCCGATGGGCAGTATTCAGGTGAGGGACGTGTTCCAATGCACCTGCCGCATTGGAACATTCACCCAGACCTACAACCGCAGGGCAGGCGACTGGGACCCGGGCAATTTCCTGGTCGAGCGTGTGGGTTACACCCTGCAAAACGTGCCGGATTACTGCGGCAGCAAGGGCACCTGTGAGGGCCTGAGCACCATGAGCTACGAGAACACCTACCCGGACGGATCAGGTGACTGGGCGCTCGAGGTGCAGGCCTTCATCCGCAGCGGCAGGACCGTCACCAGGCTGGCGGATAGCGTCTCAGGCCCCAGCAGCAACTTTGCCGACCTGTTCAAGCTGGCCATGGAGGTGAGCGCGAAGCTCCCGGCCGACATGATCGACACGACACGGCTGCAGACCGCTGCGCTGTTCCTGGACGCGAACGAGCTCTACTGCGACGTCAACCTGACGGAAGTCGGCAATCTAGACGACTTCATCAGCGCGAATGCTCCCTACTTCCTGCTGCGCGAGACGCGCGTGGATGGCAAACGCGGGCTAAGGCCCCTGCTGCCGATCGACGGCGCCTACGCCATCAAGACCGACCCGATCCCGTGGGAGTTCGAGTTCAACGAAGAGTTCATCCTGCCCGGCAGCCTCCAGGTTGACTTCACGCCGCTGGAGCAGCGCAAGCCGAAGCTGATGCTTGCGATGTGGCGCCAGCAACCTGATGACACGTTCGGCGTCATCAGGACGGCTGAGGTGGGATATGCGGGCGACCGCGACTCAGGCAACGTCGAGCAGCATGACATGAGCCTGTTCTGCACGCATGAGCTCCATGCGGTGCGGGCGATGGCCTACAAGCGAGCACGGCAGAAGTGGAGCACGCACACGATCAGCTGGGCCTGTCGGCCTGAGGTCTACAACCGCATCCTGGAGGAGGGCGACATCGTGCGGGTGACGTACGAGCGGAACGCCAGCGATGGGAGCACGACGACGCATGACTACCTCTACGAGCTGGATCAGATCGAGAAGACCTCCACCGGTGAGATCGTGTTTCAGGCGACGCACTTCCCTGTCGATGCTGATGGCCGGTCGTTGGTGGCGCTGACCGTTGTCCAGGCTGAGGCGCAGGGCCATGACTACGCGGACGACATCAGAACCGGGATCGATTGCGACGACAACAGCAGCACAGATACATCAGTGCCTGCTGAGGTGTTCCAGGCTGTCGCCCCTGGCGATCCACCGAACCCACCACCACCACCACCACCGCTGCCCCCTGTGCCGCCACCGCCTGGCGGATCACCTGGCGATCCACCACCACCGGAACCACCACCTGGAGGCTATCCGCCGCCGCCAGTGCCACCGGAACCAATCCCCACGCCACCGGATGACCCATTCGATCCGTGCGAGTTTATCTGCTTCCAGAACGCTTACTACGACATGACCGTGTGCCCGGCTGGCACGACATTGGTCGGCCCATTTACAAAAGGCGAGCCTGGGACAGATGAGTTTGAGTTTGGCGTGATCTGTCAAACTTGCAGACTACCTGAAAACTGCGAACCTCCTACTACTGGATTTTATGATTTCATCTATACAATCACAGACTCCAATGGTCAAACAGGCACAGGAAGTTTTAGAGCTTATCTTAGTGGAAATCGAATATATGCTGTAGGTACTACCTTCAATTGGCCAACCCCCCAACCTCTCTTCACCGGAACATCAGGATCTCCTGCAGGGCCGGGCAGCTTCTGGAGCACAGCCGCAACATTGACAAGGGATAACGTCCCTGAGGGAGACTGCTTTGGGTCTACCTCTTTCCAGCTTTTCAGGTTTAATGCGGATGGTAGCTTCAACAGTTCGACCTTTTTGACCACGCTAAATGTGTCTGGCAGCATGAATTGCGACCAACCGATAGGTACGGTCAAAACGCTTACAGGCTATTGCAAGAGGTTTAACTCATGACCACCCCGACCTCCTCGATCCACACCATGGCCAAAAGCCTGGTCGTCACCGCTGGCCAGGCCATCCGGCATGGTGTCGCATCAGACGAGACCTACCGCTACCGGCTGGCCACATGTTTCAGCTGCGAGCAGTTCAACCACAAGACACGGCGCTGCGGCAAGTGCGGCTGCTTCATGGCGGCCAAGGCTCGCATCGCTGGCGATCCCCAGCTGCTCTGCCCCCTCCACCTGTGGCAACGTTGACGCATGGCCACGTTCCCCGCGCTAACCCCTGCTACCCGCGTCGTCACACCGGCGCAGTTCCAGGTGCAGCCACACAGCAGCATGGACGGGATCTACGGCTCCACCCTGCTGTGCAACTCCGCGCGGGATCAGCAGATGGAGCTCACCTTCACTGCCCTGTCAACGGCTGACAAGGATCTGATCGTCGATCACTATGACGGGCAGGACAGCGGCTTTCTCGCCTTCGACGTGCCGAACAGCCTGCTGTCAGGCTTCACCCCTGGCGATTACATCACAGGCGGCTTCCTGTGGCGCTACAGCCAGCCCCCAGAGGTGGTCGATCGCCCGGCGGGTGACGTTGGCAGCTGCACCCAGGTTCATGACGTGAGCGTGAGCCTGATCTTCCAGGTGGCTGATCTGCAGTTTGTGGCCGGCGTCGACCTGCGGATTGGCGTCAGTTTCTATTCTGAATCCATCACCACCGTGGCAGGCGCAGGCCTGACCATCGCCCTGACCTTCACGCCTGGCTTGCCTACAGTTCCAGCACCAGGCGCAGACCTGACCATCACTGTCAGCTTCGCCGCTGGCGCCGCCACCACTCCCTGACACCATGGCCAGCCTCATCTACAACAAGTTCCTCGACTATCTGGCCGACGCTGACATCAGCGATGACACCTTCAAGGTGGCGCTGGTGACCAGCAGCTACACGCCGGACAAGGACGCCCATGAGTTCTTCGACGACATCACCAACGAGGTGATCGGCACGGGATACACAGCCGGCGGCGAGACCGTGACGGGGACTTTGACGCTGGATAACGCGAACGACAAACTGACCCTGGAGCTCGCCTCCACGAACTGGACTTCAGCCACGATCACCGCACGGGGCGCCGTCTACTACAGCTCGACCGGCACCGCGTCAACGTCCACCCTGATCGCGTTCAGCGATTTCGGGAGTGACGTGGCGGTAACCGCTGGCACACTGGCCCTGGCAGCGTCGACCGTGACCCTGCAGAACTGATGGCCGTTTTCCCACCCTATGAGCCCGACGAGCGCAGCTACGACCTCGGCGCTCATCCGGTGGTGACACAGCAGGGCTGGGCTGGTGGTGCCATGCGCTTCCGAACCGGATCCGTCCGCACTGGCGCTCAGCTTCGGCTGACATTCCGCAGGCTGGTGGAGGCCGCAGCCAAGGACATCCGCGATCACT